TACAATGCATATAATAAGGGAACAATAGGAAACAAGATGATTGCTTCTGATGTTCCTATTGATTTTAGTAAAATGACTATTTCTGAATTCTTAGAAAGAGGTAAACTAAAAGCAGGAGATCCAAATCGGCTATTCGCCGTAGGTAAATATCAAATAATTCCTAAAACTATGGAAGATTTAGTTAAAAGACTGAAGTTAGATCCTGATGTGACTTATCTAGATTCGGATACCCAAGATAAATTATTTGCAAATGGTTTAGTTGGAAGTATACGCAAAAAAGTTGATGCCTATGTTAAAGGTGTGAGTGATGACCGGGATGCTGCTATTCTGGAGTTAGCAAAAGAATTTGCTTCTGTTGGAATACCTTATGATATGACGGTAAATGGTAAAACGTTAAAACGCGGAGAGTCCTACTATTCCGGTAAAGGTGGAAATAAAGCACACAATTCACCGGATGAAGTGGGTAAAGCATTGGATGCGGATAGATCAAAAAATCTAAAATCTAATTTCACTGTCGCGCCAAATATTACACAAACAGGAAATAAAATTGATGCCAAGTCCAAAGACTTAAAAGATATGAAACAAAGCAAGGGTGGAACTACAGTTATAACTGATAACACAAATACTACGATTGCATCACCTAGTGGGAAACCAATGACATTAACAAACCCCACACCGCAAGATCGACCTGCATACCAACAATAATAAAATAAAATGCAAAAATATTCACCATCATCATATCAAGCGGCCGTTCAGACTAGAAAACGAGGCCTTCTAGGTAACATTACTGATAGTTTAATTTTAGGTAATGGTTCTGTTGCTGGTAGTATCGGCCGTGGAATTTCCGACACGTTCAATGCAAAAGTTACTAGAATTAAAGAGAAATTTGATCCATTAAACATTGCAAGAAAACTGACTGGTAATATTGGTGCCGCAGTAATTGGTCGTGCAGGAGGTCGAAGCCGTGAAGATATAGAAAACTTCGCCGGTCGACCACCAAGAAATAGAAATCCACGCGCACAACAATATGCAAGATTTGGTCCGGATATAGGCGAATTAAGTAAAGCGTTATACACAAAAGTGTCTGAGGGGCAAATACCAAAATTGCAATCAGGTGATAGTATTTCCAATGTGCTGGGTAAAATTTATAATTTATTCCTAATCAGTAATAAAGCAGATTACGATGCGCGAGAGAATGATAAACAAAATAAAAAAGAAGAAAAAGAACTCAAAGAAAAGCAGCATAAGGAAATACTAAAGGCTTTAACTGGAACCGGCATGGCTGTACCAGTTAAAAAGGAGAAGGAGGAAGAGGGTAATTCATTCTTGGGTATGATAGGTGATATGATTAAAGGTATCATTAGTACCATCACAGGAATGATTGCAAGTGCTATTAAAGAAGTCAAAGATTTTTTTGCTGGTATATTAGATTTTTTCAAAGACGGTAATGTTTTAAAAGTACTTGGTCAATTAGTTAGAGCAGCGGGACCATTATTAGCATTAGTTGGTGCTGGATATGTGGGATATAAATTTGGTGAAGAGTTTGTTAAACCTTTAATTGATAAGATGGTTCAATTTAGCACAGGTGATAAGGATGCCACCCTCGGTACTGCTGCTTATGATAAGGTAGAACAATTCAAAAAGAAATTCTTTGGTATAGAAACTACTGAAGATAAGATGAATAATCAATTTTTCAATGACACGATTAATGCAGCAACGAAAAACAATAATACAATAGATGAGGATGTTAAGAATAATTTACTAAGCAAAGATTGGGTACGAAATGATCCAGCAAAAATAGCAGCACTTAACGGGTTCAAAGTAAATCCTAAACAAAACATATCCGCAACAGAGATACAAGGCTCACAATTACCTGCTGCCGGCCAAGGCACATATGATATCGGTAATGCAAATTATAATTCAAGTACGGGTGTGATGACTGTGCCAGTAAAAAGGCGTAGGATGACAACAGAAACAGCAGCACCAATACCACCGGAACCTAGTCCTATCGGTGCAAGAGTTCTTGATGCAACTACTAATAATAATGATGCAAAATTAAGTGAGAGTACCACACCCAGAATGATCAGTATTGATAATTCAAAAAAGATGGCAGTCGGAAGTTCAGGCCCTACTATCGGCATGGACAGTTCAGTATCTGTAAGAATTGACGATCCAACTTTACAGAAAATACAGAAACAAGGTTTGCGTCCCGTATAATAAAAAACCCCGCACTCGGCGGGGTTCCGTGTTAGTCAATTAAGACTAATCACTCATCATCATTAGCCAATTTCGAGAAGTAGCTGAGATCGTCTTCTTCCTCTGCTGTAACCAATTCAGGTTCAGGAGGAGTAGGCTTACGTGGTGCAGCCTTAGCCTGTTCCACGGTTGTACGAACAGCAGGAACTTCACCATTAAGACCCAAGACCTTATCAAGACGATTCTTCAAATCTTCGAATGACTTGAATTCACCATCAGCGGTCATAGTCTTCAGCGAGTGCTGATTCTGCCAAATCTTTTCCAACTTGGCATCATCAGTAGACAATGGTGCTGGCGCTTCGAACTCGGACTTATCATAGTTCTGATAGCCCTCGACCTTACGAATCTTCAACTTGAAGTTAGCACCCTTCCACATATCAAACGGATTGATAGGTGTCTCATCTTCGAAAGCAGGGTTCATTGCTTCAGTAATCTTATCAAAGATTTTCTTACCGAACTTGAACAACTTAATCTGTCCTTCGTTTTCTGGATTCTTAGGATCCGAAACGATATAGACGTTAGCGATGTAGTTAAGTTTACGCTTTTGCTTACGAACTACGTCCTTGTTGGCTTCGATGCCTGAATTCCACAGACTCGAATTGTACTCACACACTGGACACTTTTGATTGTTAGTCGTCAGACAGTTGTCAATAAGCCAGCCACCAGGACCTTGAAATCCATGAGAGAAGATTTTAACCCACGGGAGAGAATCATCACCATCTTGTGGTGATGCAGGCAAGAAACGGAATGTAGCCATGCCATTACCTGCCTTATCGACTGCTGGTCGCCAGAAGTCTTCTTTCTTTTCCGATCCCTCGGAAGAAGAATTGAGTGCCTCGATTGCCTTAGAAAGCTTGTCGAGATTGCCAGATTGGCGCTTGAGATTTGCAAATGAACTCATTTGAGTTTCCTTTCGTATTACGGAGTATATTAATGTATAAACGGATTATCCACATAAATCATAATGATGATCTATATAGCCATCATAACACATAGCGTTTCAGTTTGTCAATGGTGGACTTGGCGTCCTTGTGAAGTATACCAATCCCACCGGCTTTGTTCCAGTCATCGATAACACTTACCGTATCGTCAATGATGATGGAATTCGGTGTTGCAAATTTGTATTTCAGGGACTTACCTGGAACAAAATTTTGCTTGTAAGTGATATCATGGTTTTTCAACCAGATACGTTTTTGTTTAGATACAACATCATGCCTAGCCTCTGATGCGGTTGATGACAGAATCTCTTTTGGTACATCAATAGAATCTAGTGCAGCCAACAATTCCAGTGCATCAGGCATCAAATCAAGTGTAGCAAAGTTGTTATCAGCAATAAACTTATCAAACTGCTGATGAAATTGCTTATACTTTAATTTTTCTGGATTTACTCCGAAAATTTCTTTGTATCGTTTATGGAAATCGCACAATACGCCATCCATGTCAACATAAATTTTATCAATCATATTAAATTCTCTTGGTATAATGATTTTTTATGCGTACTCTTGCATCTTTTCTTTCAATATAGATTTGAACTTAGTCTTATCATATTGAATAAACGGTGTATACTTTTCACACTTCAATCTAAAACTTGGCCAAATAATATCATCATCAATCTTCTTATTCCACATAGGAAAGAAGTTGAGAATATCATTGAGTATTACAAAAGATTCAAGAGTAATCTTGTCATGTCCTAACATATCATACAATTGAGGATACTGGCCATTCACAACTTTAAGACATTGTTCCGGATTACCAGACTCCATTACTTTAGTAACATCATTATTGAAATTATAAGTGAGAGATTGATTGCGTTTCTGCCATTTGGTATATGCGTCCTCAGCCTCTGCACCCATAATTTCACCAATCCAGTTTACATTATATGTTACGAAATTGGCAAGCAGAAAGTCCTTGAGTTCCAGTATAGTATACTTCCGAGATAATCTATAGAAAGAATACTTATCTTTGCGTTTCAGAAAAGATTCTTTAGATACATTAGTCTTACCATTATACTTATGGTAATTGTAACTATTGGATGTAAAATGCAGTTTCAGACTGTGATATAAAGCAAATGCTTCAAAGCCAGTATTTTCATTCATTGCCCACTCAGATAGGGAGTTTGGAAGTCTTTTTCATTAGGTTGTTTTCCTCGGCTTCTTCCTTAATCTTCTGCTTGAGAATTGGAGAAATTAGAGTCGATGCAACTTCAATTTCCAAGCCTGTACTTTCACAATGATATACAATAGCCTCAATGAGTGTGTAATTTTCCATATATGATAGGTACTCAATCGAATCTGAAAACTCTTTAATTTCTTCACGGCTTGGCATTATGCACCCTCAGTTAAATTGTAGTATAGAAAATGTGTCTACCTATTTTAGATATCACTTTTGACTTATTCCATCCCGGATCAACATAATCCGCATGATAGAATAATGCATTTGTCTTAGCAAGTTTATCATGAAAAATGCTCTGTGTCAACATCTTTTCAGCAATCAACTTAGACTCTTCCCAGGTATACCGATCTTTGTCCTTGGATACTTTAAGACAAACCCAACTGAATTGACAAACACTTCCGTCCTTTTGTTTGACAACACCACATACATCTTTAGGATATTTTTCACTATTGACACGATTTAATGTCACTTGTGCAACAGCAAGTTTACCCTCATAGGATTCTGTGCCGGCTTCATAATAGATATTATCAGCAAGACAGTTTACCTCTTCTTCCATTAAGTGTTGTATTATAACAACTTCTTCTACCACAGTAGAACGGAAAGAATATTTTTGAATTAAATCTACAACTTTAAATGACAAAAACAATGAAAGAATAACGGAAATGGCAGCTATAGGTGCTACATGATATAGCACTTTCTTAGTTGTTAACATTTTTTCTCCTGTTTTGGGACTTAGAAAATATTGAATTATTTCAATTGAATTAAATTTTCTTTGAATGTGTTCCAACATTCTTGCCAGGACCATTTGATGCTAGACTTTTCTACAACATCTCGGTCAAGTAACAGACACTTATTGACACTTTCTGACAAGCTTTTTTCCATATAACCATTGACACCAGGTTCTATTATGTCAATTGGACCAGGAACATTGTATGCAGCAACTGGAGTTCCTACGGACAATGCTTCTATTATTACTATACCAAAAGTATCTACCTTAGAGGTAAACACAAAAACATCTGCATTGGCATAATACTCTGCAAGTTCTTTACCTGTTTTCACTCCAACAAAATTTATGTCTGGATATTTTGATTGTAATTCTTCTCGGTATGGGCCGTCACCGACTACTACTTTCTTAACCCACGGCATACATTCCAATGAACAAAAATCATCTATACCTTTTTCTTTACTAACTCTACCTACACTTAATAAAACTTTACCTTCATACTCAATTCGAAGAGATTTTTCGAAAATACTTCTATCTACACCGCGAGTCCATGAAATTATATCTGAACGAAATCCATGCTCTTCCAATTCTCTTACCATTGTATTAGTGGTGGTTAAGACTCTTCCACTATGTCTATGAAACCACCTAAGATAAGCATAACTAACACATTCTGGGATTCCATACAATTTCTTCAAGAACTCTGGAAACTTTGTGTGGTAACTGGTGTTATATTTTATCTTTTTCCTATCCAAATAACACCTTGAGAAAAATCCCAATGGACCTTCGGTAGCAATGTGTATATGATCTGGAGATATTCCTTTAATTTTTTGTCCAATTTTAAACGGGACTGAGAATTTAATGTCAGGGTAGCCAGGACAGTCAATATGATAGAACTGCCCGGGATCAAGATAAACAATATCAAACCCATCAGCATTAGCACATTTTTCAATGTTTTTGAATGTAGTAACGACACCATTTATTTGATCGGGTAAATTGTCGGTTATAATTAGAATTTTTTTTCGCATTTTTAATCTTGTACTTCTTCACCAATGTTTTGGAACCATGTAATTATTTCCCAAGAACCATCATGATGTTCAACTAATGCGGTGCAGGATTCTACCCAATCACCATCATTCATATATGTGATGCCGTCAATACTTTTAATTTCTGCATTGTGTATATGTCCACAAATAACGCCATCGAAACCTCTTTTGATGCAGTAGTTGATTATATTTTTTTCGAAGTGAAAAATAAAATCGACTGCCCTTTTAACCTTATGCTTTAGGAATCCACTGAGACTCCAATATCCAAAACCTAGTCTACGCCTCAACCAGTTTAATTTAGTATTAGTGCTGAGTATAAAATCATATCCTCTGTCACCCAAGAAAGACAACCATGGAGCAAGTCTAGTGATACCATCAAATAGATCACCATGTACTACTAAGTATTTCTTACCGTCAACTCCATTATGAACACATTGGTTTGATAATTCGATCATACCAAATCCTATATTATAGGATAGTAGTGGTCTCAAGAATTCATCATGATTACCGGCAATGTAAATGACCTTTGTTCCATCTTTAGAACAACTGAGAATTCTACGAATCACATTGGTGTGGCTTTGCTTCCAACGCCACTTATTCTGTTGGATTCTCCATCCGTCGATTATATCTCCGACAAGATATAGAGATTCACAGCTATTATTTTTCAAAAAATCATTAAGTATTGCGGCCTTGCAGTCTTTTGTACCTAAGTGTACATCAGAAATGAAGATACTTTTGTATTTTGTTGTGTTCATGATTTTATTTATAAGTGGTGAGTTATTCTGTTACGAGGAAACCCACCGAAACCCTAGTAAAAGCATTCTTGAAAGTTTGCTTTTACTAAATACATTATATATCTAGAAGGATAATAATGCAATACTTTTTATACGTCTGGCACGATAAATGCCGAAAAATGTTCTATGTTGGCATGCATGAGGGTAACATAACTGATGGTTATGTATCATCATCTCGATGGTTTAATGGAGAACACCAATATAGACCTAATGATTTTAAACGTAAAATAATCAAAATCTTTAATGATAGAAAGTCTGCCAGAAAAGAAGAGGCTAGATTTCTTCGTATGGTTAAAGAATCTGAGTTTGGTAAAAAATACTACAATCTCAAAAACGGTAGACCTTCTGGTCAGGAACCTTGGAATAAAGGAAAGAAAAATATTTATTCACAAGACACCAAAAACAAAATGTCTTTAGCTAAAAGAGGTAAACCATCAAATTTTACTAAAAACAAAATTAATGCTGACTGATTGGGTAATAAGGACAGTCAGCGAAACCTCAGGTCAAGTCAGCTTACGCTGCTAGAGCCCAAACATTATCGTTTGCATTTACTTGGTTTGCTTGATTTACAGTCATCGCCTACTGGATTGTCTGTGCATATACTCTTTGCCCTGTCGAAACCTTGTCAGCCCCATCAAAAGCATACTCGGGAGTTCAAAATCCTTTTACCAACCAGTCATGGTGAATATGCTTTTGGTGGAGCTGGCGGGAATCGAACCCGCGTCCAGAACTCATTTCTAATTACTTCATACAATCATAAATCTCGGTTTGGATTCGAACCTTGTCCGTGTATTGTCTACCTGTACGTCCCACCGTACTGACCGAGACACATGGATGTAGTGTAACACAAAAAATTTAACCTGTCAAGTGGAATCTCTATTTATTCACAATTGATTGTTATAGTAGCGGATTGCCCTGACTAAACCAGTGATATACTCTTCCGTTTTCTGTTTAAAGACTATAGGTTCTCCATCTTCCACGGCCATAATGATAACCAAATCATCAATAGGCTTACCAACACGTTCCTCATACATCAAAGCATATGCACAGGTTTGCCAAAAATAATCTTCGATTTGTTCAAGGGTTTTAACCTTCCTCGAAGTCTTGAAGTCGATGATGGATAATACACCTTCATATTCTGCAATACAGTCAACTCGACCTGCAATACCAAGATTCTTGGACCATAGAGCCTGTTCTTGATAGTGAATATTGTTAATTTTATTTAAATATGGCTTAATCGATTGGAACATTTCCTTGGCGTCCGGCATCACATCACCAAGAGAATCGTTGTTCAGATATCTCTCGCATAACGTATGCACGTTGGTGCCTCTTCCAGTAGCCTTCCTAGAGATTTGGTTGGCAACATCTTCACCCACCCGCTGTCGCCATGCTTGAATTGCTTCCCTCTTCATTGCACCTAATACGGTGGTGATGGACGGAACACGGACTCCGCTAGGCAAAATATAGAATCTTTTACCATTTTCAGCAGTTTCAGATTCTAGATTTTGCAGTGTTTTGGGTGGGCAATAATTAAACATATATCAGTATCCTAATTTTTCGCAGGCCATAATAAAAGATTT